GGCAAAACTTCATCCTTTTTACAAGCCTTCGCAATTGTGTAAGCCCTCTCACCCCTACGATAATATGACTCAACGCGATGAATTTCATCGACAACTTCCTGTGTAAAGATACGGTTGTTTGGTTGATCGTCAGTTGATGGCTGCTCAATAACATATTTCCTCTTTGCACCCGTGAGAGGGTAACCCATGGAAGTGTTCAAATTAATTGCATCAATGAACTTACAACCAGGTATTCCATTCAAATTTTGATGATCCGTCAATGGTTGAGTTTGCCACATAGATTTACTAGCTATTTCCAATAAAGGTCTTATAATCCTTCACAGCTACAATCAAAAGATCATGAGGAAAGGGTCTGGCTGGCTCACTAGCATTGGCAAGACATGTCTGCCATCCAAACCACTCAGGTTTCATCTTAGGAGGACCCCATATATTCTCAACGCCAGTGATCTCTGTCAAGACCTGAGATATGGGCGTCTTCCGCACATCAGATCTTGACGATGTTGCTCCCATACATGATCCATAATATGCAAATTGGGATCCTTCAGGCAAATAATTTAACGGACTCTTATCGTGAAGAGATCCGTCATTGAGCATAGTAATGCCAAATGATTGAGGCTCAAATTTTTCACCCTTGCCAGTCAAAAGAACACCTTCCAATGTTTTTAACTGGTCGATGCTAGCTCTAATCTGCTCCACTGTAAGAGTACCAAAACACCCAAAAGGTGTTCCAGACTTGCCTCCAAGATGAAAACCAGTGATACACGGAGATTTGGTTTGCGAAACTAAAACAGCCCCACATAAACCAGCAAATGTATCGATAGTAAGATTCACATACTCGCCACCTGCAAAATAGCAAGTGCCGTTTGTAGTGCGTTTGGCTTTCGCAAGTCCATTTGCGACTAATACACTACCTTCCTTCTTGCGCCATGTCATAACGAAAGGATGATCGCAAATCTGCCCCGTTGGAAAGAACTTCGTAATATCCCTAAATGACCCACCACTACCAGTGTAACAAATGCGTAAATCAGTGTCCGGCACACAAACAGACGCACTTTTGCACAAAATGGTTTCGAATTTCCCACCTATGCAATCAGCATTCTCCTTGCGACAAATTACACGTAAACTATCACTTTTGTCAAAATAATGATCGGGAATGACAACAACATCAGAAGTTAACATAAGTAAATTTGCCATCAAATTTTCTTTGCCATTATTCACTGTGGCGTACAGCAAATTGTTCTCTACCGAATTCAATACACGGTCGGGAGTGGATGAATCACTG